GGGTGGCCTGGAAGACAGGCTGAGTACACAGTAGAGGCCCTTGGGTGAATTACTCCCAAAGTCACTTAACCCTATTCTCTAGGGTCCCTCTTGCTGTATACCGTTACACGCTCCTCTAAAACGAGAAGTGCGGTGGTTCAGAAATATTGCTCCATATCCTCAGGAATAAGCTGTTGATAGTATACCATACCTTGGTTATAACTATCATACTCCTCAGGAGTTTCGAATGGAACAACTTCCCGACGACCACCTGTCGCTATACACTTCCCAGGGACACAGGCGAGCTCCTTAGCCTGCCCCTGATACACCGGATACTCAAGGATATCCTCAAACTCCTGACAATGAGCGCAGCAGAAATCTTTCACGTCATACGTGGGAAGATTCTGGTACACCACTCTGCCGAGGAGCTTGTTCATCCTACCTTGAGCTCGATGTAGCTCTTTCAAAGAATCCGGACTGCTGACACCGCCTCCAGTACGAGCACCACGGAGATGAAATCGTTCGATGCACATCTCCAGCTCAGACCTTTCCTGGACGCATTCCCGTGTCTGTAGCAGGTTCTTGAGGGCGCCAGGTCTCCCCGGCTCTTTAGAACCTACCCATCCTACCTTCCGCCAACCCGAAACAGCATCCCCGCCCCATGCGTACGCCCATGCATCGACATGTCCCTTAGGTAGATCCAATCTACCTTCCAGGATATTCCGATGCACTTCAATATCACACGTATGGAATGCCTGTCGACGGAAGGTCTCTGCATAACCCGCTGGTGCCTTCTCCTCTACACTGATATTGGCCTGTAGCTCAGTGACTGTCTTCTTCTCACCAAATAGAATCCCCATGTTTAAGTAGGGAACCTCTCTGGCAATGCCATTCTCTCGATCAAATCTGAAATATTTAGAATTCAGATAGAGAATGGCACGGGCAAGATAGTTCTTTCCGATGGACATGCGAAACCCGGCTAAAGCAATACAAAATTGCCAGGTCTGGTACGCCCACCTTGGGAACAGTGACAGATTATCGTCCCCGTTAATCAACAAAGGGTACGAAAGAGGATCGCGGTAATAACATATGTCCGGGTTAATCTTCTTCAAGAAGATCCCGTTCACGACATAGTTAATTATGCAGAGTACTGGGAATGAGAAAAGAGATCCCATCAGTTGGCCTACACGTTGAGGAACGAAAAGCTTCCCGTTCCTCACCGAGCCACCTAGAACTGACAGGGCACTCTTCTCCCAGCTCACACCTTGGACCGAACAACAAAGGGTCGTTCGGCACATATTCCCAGTAACTAGTTTCCTGACCCAGTCCTCCTCAAACAACGAGTCAATGACGCTCTCGGTCACCCACTGATAGATAGTATTGGTAGCACCTTTGTAATCGCCCGAACAGAAGACAAGGTCTTCTTCTGTCCATAAACGACCACGCGAATAACTACCAAGGGATTTCTCCCACAACTTCTCCACATGGGTTTCGGTCATTGGCTCGCCAATTAAGGCGAATTGAGGGATTCGCCTGAGATTGTCCCAAGCAGCGAACTGAATGTCATGCCATAAAGAATTAAGGAAAAAGTTACCCTTAGAAATAGGTCTAACTTTTAAAGGTTCCTTAACCCCTACAAATGACACAACGTTCGCTGCCTGGTTCACCTGGATCTCAGATCTTTCAAGGATATTCTGCGACGTCCAGACGAACAGGTCTTCACTACTAAGGGAATTAGATCGCTTGCAGACCTCATTGAGTCTTGCAAGTCGACTCTCAAAGGCGAAACAACTACTAGAGTCATTTGCCTCCTCGTCGACAATTCCCCCAACTGAATGGATCCACCCCGTTTCTTGGGTGAACCATCGGTTGACCGAGAGGATGTACTTAATTTCCTCTCGCCAGTAAGTGACATACCAGTCCATCTGGGCGCACCTAATATCCTCTATCTCCTCCCTCAATGTTCCATCAGATGGTGCCCAAAGCTTCGCATTGACACAAATCTGGACGGGGTTGCCTCCTGTACATGCATCATCGTACAGAAAGCCCATCCCGCCCCCATCTTGATAGGAACCCTGAGTACATGCACCTCTAGTTACATTAAGGTGTACTCCTTCTTCTTCTACTTCTCTTCTCCGAGCAGCCGTTACGCGCACTCTATCATCAGAGCAAAAGGTACGGACCCCTTCCTCCAATTCCTGGGACCGAGGCTGAGGAGATACACTGGCTAAATCAAGAACTGTAGCCAGGACCTCCTTAGACACTCGATCCTTCGGGACTGAAGGCATCCCCTTCTTCAAACCATTGAGAATGGAGAAGAGGATGGAATCCGCACCTTTGATAGAGCGAATTGATCCCTTGTTCTGAGAGATCATACAACGCACGTACCTCATATACTTCGGGGGCATGAAGTAACCTTCCTTATGCACTAGGTCGTCTGGTCGAGACGGAAGACCACCTAAAGAGTCATCAAGGTGCTCAGACTCTTTAGCGAAGAAATGACATAGATGATATTTCAATTCTTCGATCCAGGTCCCATTCCAAACGACAGGATACCAATGTGCATACAAATGCAAAAGGGAAGGCCCGCCTAGCCTTTCCGCCAGTTTTATCTGAAGACAGAACTGGTAGATCACTTGGGCGATATGGGAGGAAGTTTTGACACACTTGTAAACTTCCTTCGGCAGTTTAGCAGAAGTTGGACCACACATCCCTTGGGGAACATAAACCAATGAAGAGTAAGTCTTCTCAGGAACAGAGAAACTTACTTCTTGGTTTACCAAGGTGATGCCAGCTTTTGTGATTCTGCTAAGGGGTGGCACGTCTTCCGTGCCTAGAACTGTTTTAGAGGAACCAACCTCTAAGGCTACTAGGTATGCCTTATGAAGACCCAGAGGGGTGTGAGTCTTCTGTGAGGTCGCAACTTTCGTTGTGATTGCATGGTAAGATTTAGATCTATCTGTAGC